AGATTTTAAAATAAAACACGATATGGACTCAGATTACTGGCATATTGAATACTGTCCATTTTGTGGCGATAAACTAGATGAAGATAATTTTGTAGATGACGAAGATAATTAAAACAGCAGGTATAGACTACTCACTAACATCACCAGCAATTTGTTTTGATAACAGATTTTTCTATCTCGGTAAAGAGTTCAAGACCTGGGAATACAAAGGTTGGCAATTCGAATCTACCAAATATCCTACATATGAATGTGAAGAAGAGCGTCACCACAAAATTTCATTGTGGGCGACCGGCATTATTGTTTCATCTAATATAGATAGTGTATACATTGAAGACTATGCTTTTGGAGCTAAAGGTAGAATTTTTAACATAGGAGAAAACACAGGACATTTAAAACATGAGTTGTGGAGACACGGAGTTAAATTTTCAGTTGTAGCACCAACACAAATAAAGAAGTTTGCTACAGGAAAAGGCAACGCAGATAAACAAGCAATGTTTGACGCTTTTACCAAATTGGTGAAAGTAAATTTACAGGATGCCTTTGAACATAAAATTCTAAAGAATCCTGTAACCGACATTATTGATGCGTATTACATTAGTAGATACGGAGAATCAATAAACAAAGGAGAAGTAGATGGCCAGAAGACCAGTGAAGCAACAGGTAGAGCAAGACCAACCAGCGCAACAGAGTCCACAGAAAAGGGAAACAAATCTAAACGCACTAAGAGTAAAGATTGACCATCTAAAAACATTTGAACCTCTTACAGAAAACCAACGAAAATTTTATGAGGCATATAAAAGACAAGATTATTTTATCGCATTACACGGAGTAGCAGGAACAGGTAAAACATTTATTGCACTATACAAAGCACTCGAAGAAGTCTTAGATAAAGCAAATCCTTTCAATAAAATCATTGTTGTTAGGTCATCAGTTCAGTCTAGAGACATGGGCCACTTGCCTGGAGATGTTGATGAAAAAATGAGTATCTTTAGACAACCATATCAACAAATTTGTCACACTCTGTTTGGTAGAGCAGATGCTTATCAAAGACTAGATGAACAAGGGCATATAGAATTTATTAGCACATCATTCATTCGTGGTATGTCATTTGATGATGCTATCATCATAGTAGATGAAATGCAGAATATGAATTTCGAAGAGATTGATACTGTAATGACCCGTGTCGGTTATCGCTCTAAGATTATCTGGTGTGGAGACTACAGACAAACAGATTTAAGAAAGAACAACGATAAATCAGGAATTTTAAAATTCTTTGATATTGCAAAACATATGAAATCATTTACTAGAATTGAATTTAGCGCAGACGATATTGTGCGTTCATCATTGGTGAAGGATTACATTCTAGCAAGAATGCACTACGAAGATACAGAGGAAAACTTATGAATTACTATCAGGGAGAAGTTATAACTGAACCAAATCGTTGGGAGCAAGTTGTCAAGTTTTGGAATGTTTTTTCTATGGATAGAATTTGTGGTGTGTATTTAATGATAAGTTATCTATACGAACAACACAATGTGAGAATGGTTGCCAATGAAGAGTTTAAATATATTTGCGAGAGACTACACAGCAATATGGCAGAAGTCTATCAGTCAAAAGAAAATTCTTTTCCATTTACAGAATTAGTTGACAAAGAAAAGTTAGAGAGTTATAATACAGCGTTAATAGAAGAATATCCAAAACTTTTGCGTTATAGGGCAGAAGTATGGTATGAGAAAAAAACAGGACAAAAGTTAAATGAGTAGAAAATACGATGCACAAGTGATATTGCCCTTCATCACCGCAATTGCTTTATCGGCGATTGCGGCGTTTTATTCTGTCATTGGTTTAGCGCAGATATTTCCTGGTTCATACTGGCCAGTTATCATAATGGGTTCAGTTCTTGAGGCATCTAAACTTGTAACCGTTTCGTGGTTGTATAACAATTGGAAAGAAACGGCACGAATCATGAAATACTATTTTGTTATTGCCATTATTTTGTTGATGGGCATAACATCAATGGGTATCTTTGGTTATCTATCGAAAGCACACTTAGATTCAAATGTTGTTATAGGTGCCAATAGTGTTCAGTTAAAAACACTAGAGACACAAGAGAAGATTGCTAAAGAGCGTTTGAATTATCTATTACAGAGAGCAGGTGACCCTGCCACAGCATCAAACAGAATTGATAGACAGATTCAAGAAACACAGTCAGAGTTGAAAAGAATTGCCAATGAAAAACTTCCTTTAATGTCGGAAGAAAATAAACTAACGGCAGAGATTGGTCCTATCAAGTATATTGCCGAAGCAATGTTTGATAAAGAAGACCCATCATTTATTGATAAAGCAGTTAGATTAGTTATATTCACAATCATCATTGTGTTTGACCCTCTTGCAATTTTATTATTAATTGCCGCAAATCAAACAGTAAGAAAAAATGTAGAAAACGAAGACCGAGCAATACAAGCATCATTACCAAAAAACATGAGAGCGGTTCATGTGAATGATATTGTTGAACCCATTATAGAGCAACCTGTAGAAGACATTACTGAAGAGGTTGAACAAACGCCAGTTAATCCAACAAGAGTTTGGAATAAGTTTAAATCATTTAGTGAGACAATTCGTAGACCATCGCAATTGAAGAAAGATGAATAAAATAAGATTTCATAATGTGAAATATGCGGGTAGCAATGACTTGGATTTCGCTCAATTTTGACTAAAAAACAACGATTCCGCACTCATTTTCCACTTAAAAATCAAGCACTTACAAGACACTTGACAAATTTCAAAAATTATGTTAGACTGAGCATGTTAAATTAAATAGGAGTTGTTATGCTTAGAATTGAAAAACTGGCGAAGCGAGATACCGCTATGCTTATTGAAGAAAACGGCAAAAAAATCAAGGTCTATGGACTACCATACAGAGTTTCAGGTAAACCATTAAAAGGCAACGGAACATTTGCTAATGTTTCAATTTGCCAATTTTTCGCTACAGAAAAACAAGCACAAGAATTTTTTGCTAAAGTAGAATTGGAATGGAAAGGAGTATTTTGATGTGCCCTATTACTAAAATGAAAGTATTTTTTGCCAATTGGTCATCTACTATCGGATGGTTCTTGCTTATCATTGCAGGAATATTTTGTCTTGTCACTCCATCATTTGCGGCAGATAATAAACAATTATATGAACAAAGATGCTATGAAGTTTTTAATGAAAAGCGTGGTGAGTTTGCGAGAATCGGTTCAACACTAGGAACACTAGCGACACTTGGTAGAACAGGCGATGCCGCCACTCTTGCCGCCATTGCTGGTCCTGTTGTTGGTGCCAAAGTTGGTGAGCGAGTTGGTCCTGCAATTGTCGGTCCTCAAGCAACATACAACACACAATGCATTTATATTCCGGTGGTCAAATGAAATTACGAGTATCCGAAGAGAAAGGATTTGCTTTTGATGTTGATGACATAACATATCATCCTTTGACCAATAACATTCAGTTGAGAGTTGAATCATTGAAAATGGAAGATGTTGGTGATAAACTAATTGCCATATTTGAAGGTGCCGAAAAATTTTGTAAAGTATATAAATCAAATAATTCAACCAATGTTTTTTATGTCTTACTTGAAGAAGTAAAAAACATTACCACAGTTCTTTTTAATTCGGAAATCATGGCGATTGAATTTGCCAAAGAAATTACAAAAACTACTTGACAAAAACACCAAGACTACATATACTTGAACTAATTAAATTTTAGAAAGACACATTATGATTCTTGTAGACTTGAATCAGGTTATGATTTCCAACCTGATGCAACAGATTAATTCACGCACCGATGTTGAATTGTCGCCAGACTTAATTCGCCATATGGTGTTCAATGCCCTTAGGTCATACAAAGTTAAATTCGGCAAAGAGTTTGGTCGAATGATTATTTGTTGTGACAATAAAGACTACTGGCGCAAAAAATATTTCCCTTATTACAAAGCAAACAGAAAGAAGACTAGAGATGAATCTGGATTCGATTGGAATCTTATTTTCGAATGTTTGAATACTATCAAGAGAGAGATTAAAGAATACTCGCCATATCTTGTTATTGAGATTGAACATGCAGAGGCAGACGACATTATCGGAACAATATCACACACAGTAAGAGAAGAACCAATTCTTATTTTGTCCGGCGATAAAGACTTTCAGCAATTGCAAATCTATGATAACATTAAACAGTATTCGCCTATTCTAAAAAAGTTTATTGCTTGCGATAATGCAGAAACATTTTTGATTGAACATATCATTACAGGTGACAGCGGTGATGGAGTTCCTAATATTCTATCAGATGATGATGCTATCGTTAGTGAAGATAAAAGACAGAAACCGATTCGTAAAGATAAAATTGCAAAATGGGTTTCAGACTTAGATAGTTTATTGGGTAGTGTTAATCGAATCAATTATGATAGAAACAAAAAACTTATTGATTTGCGTGAAGTGCCTGATGAAATCAAACAGCAAATTCTTAGCAAATATAATGGTAATATGATTGAAGGTGGTCGTGAAAAATTACTGAATCTTTTCATTGCCAAGAGAATGAAAATGTTGATAGAAGTTTTAGAGGAGTTTTAAATGAAAATTACTTTGTTGCCTTGGTGGGCGATGCTGATTGCTATTATTTTAGTAGCAATTTTTATTATTGGTTTTCCTTGGGCGATTGTCTGGTCAATCAATACATTGTTTGCGCTATCTATCCCATACACACTTGAGACATGGTTAGCTGCATCCGTTCTCGCTTATATCTTTGATAAGAGTATTACAATTAAAAGCAAGGCAAGTTAATGATTGAAAAAATTTATTTAGATATGGATGGCGTAATCGCCGACTTTGACAAACGATGGTTTGATGTTTTTGGTCGAACACCACTAAAGTCGAGAGACAAAAAAGAATTTAGTGGCGATTGGGAAAATTTTATCAAAGACAAGAACTTTGAAAAACTTGATTGGTACGAGGGTGGACAAGAACTACTATCTTATATCAAAAAACTAAATGTTCCTGTTGAAATTTTATCTTCAAGTGGTGGTAAAAAATTTCATAGTGAAGTCGAAACTCAAAAGAAAGTTTGGTTAAAGAAAAATGGTATAGCATACAAACCAAACATAGTAGCAGGTCGTAAATTGAAAGCAGAGTATGCATCACCTAAGGTTGTATTAATTGATGATACACCAGATGTTATTGATGGATTCAAAAAAGCAAATGGTAATGCAGTATTACATAAAAATGCAAAAGATACAATTGAGAAGTTAAAACAATTAGGTTTATGATTAAGTGGTTGAAGTATTCTGGTGTATGGATTACAGTTGTTGTTAATCCTCTTCACTGGCAGATGAGAGCAGACACAATTAGACCAGATGAACTAAACCCTAAACTTTATGGGGTTGTAGTGAATCTAGGTCCTATTGTTATTCGTATAATTGTAGATGACGGGAGTTGGTAATGAGCATAGAACAAATAGTTATTGCTACAGTTGCTTGGCTTATAATGATAGCGATTGTATACAGGCATAGTGGATTTGAAAAAATTCGTGATTGTTATTTGATGTGGACAAAAAAAGAATATTGGACTGATTACAACACAGTAGAATTTCTTTCTTGGACAGCAAAAGCAATTATTATTGTGCCAGGTTTGATTTTTGGAATCAGTATTTGGTGGTTGTATTTTCTAACACTTTTTACAAGTTTAACATTAATTTGGGCAAGCAACAAAAAATTGTTGCCGACACTTGTAGGTTTCAATACACTATGGGCGTGGATTAGTTGTATGGTGTTGGCACAGCATTTGATTGGATGATATGATTTTAAAAGTTGTAGATAAAATTCACACAGGCATTGAAGACGCTCTCATATGGGCAATGAGAGACTATCAATCTCATCCGGTTAGATTTTTGATTGAAATCTTAGCGTGGATTCTTAGCATTGGTTGTTCTATTACAATGGCATTGACTGTTCCGAATCCTCCGCTATTGATTCTTTATCCTGTTTGGATTGCCGGATGTGCGCTATATTCTTGGGCGGCATGGAGTAGAAATTCCTTTGGAATGCTTGCAAATTATTTGTTATTGACTACAATAGATACTATTGGTTTGATTAACATGATGGTGAGATAAATGATTAAAATTGAAACAGGTGTTGAATTGCGCTTTCAAGATGCGGCGGTCATTGAGGTAGTTCCTGTTGACCCCGATTTTAGCGATGATAATTTTGGTGAAGTATTTTTGCGTGACCTTGTCCGTAACTATATAGATGATGTAAAAGGTTTTGGTGATGATTCTATCAAAGAACTGAATGATATCAAATCTGAATTTGAATCTTGTCTCAGAATAATTGTTGATTCTATCTTAGAAGAATCAGAACCAAACACAAAATTTTCTTGTATGGTTGAAGAAGACCCTGAGACAGGTGAGGCAATCATTCAGTTGCCTGAAGAAAAAATGAAAGAGATGGACTGGCGGGCTGGTGATTCATTACAGTATACATTAACAGAGAACAAACAAGTCGAGATTAGAAACATATCTAGAGAGCAAAGACAACAAAATGCTAAAGAAGATTGAAAACTATCTAAAAAATCGTGCTGGTATTCCAACACCCACAGCAGAAACTTGGAGTGGTTGGCGCAGACATGATGAAGAATATAAAAATAAAGCACCGCTAACACATGCGGTGTTTAACATTATTGATTATATCGATACAAGAATTCATTGGTGGATTGTGAATCCTGTAACTGATTTTTTCTACGGCATTCGTTGTCGATTTATCAGTCGCCCTTGGATGGCAGATTCTAAATTGAATCGCTATCAATGGATGGACAAAGATACTTTGATTCTTCACTCTAACTTTGAAACACTTGTTGATTATGTTGAAGTTGAACTTGCGACATACGGGTTTGGTCGTAGCACAGATAATAAATTACTTGAGTTGTGGAATCATGTTCCAATTTTGCGTTTCTTCAGACCAGAAACAAGAAATGTTCAACACGGATTAAACTACTTGCGTTGGTGTGCTAAACTTGCAAAGCCATACAGCAAACACTATGAAGAATCTTATGTTGAGAATGGTAAAGCAAAAGAAGGTTCGCAACCTTGGTGTGCCGAAGAGGCATTTGAACTATACAAATGGTGGAAAAAAATTCGACCAAAACGACCAGACCCTCATGATGCAGGTGGTTGGACAGAATACTGCAAAAGAAAAAGAGATAGCGGTCAAGATTTGCTAGATGACGATAATCAAGATGATACTAGTGAAATTCACAAAAAATGTTTTGAGCTTGAACAGCAGTATGAGAAAGAAGATACAGAGATGTTGATTCGTTTAATTAAAATTCGTAAATCATTGTGGGTGTAACATGCCATTATATCTAGTAGAGACAGTTTCAATTTTTCGCCAGCGTTATGTTATTGATTGCAAATCAGAGGAGCATGCGAATGACACAGTAGTATTCAATACTACAGGCGGTGCTGAAAGTGAGTTTAAAGAATTCTCACAAAAACATGTGGGTGAAGAAATTGTAAGCACAAGAGAAATTACAGAGGCAGAGGCATTACAATTATGTGATAAAGATAATGATTATGCCAAGGTTTGGAATGATGAACACAAGAAAAATGTTTTCTTTACAGTTGTTAGTTATGGAGGAGATAAAGAATGAAATACATATTTAAACAAATCGACACCTATACTCCGTCAGAGACCACAGTAGAGTTTACTGCCGATACATTAGAAACAATTTTAGAACAATTTCATTTTTTTCTGAGAGGTTCTGGTTTTCAAACATCTGGCACTTTAGACTTCATTAGAGATGAAGATGAGTCCGAGTATTGCCCCAAATTTGAACCCGCCGAAGAGCATTATGAAGATGAGGTGGGTCACAGTCCTTCATATTACGATACCGACAGAAATAAACCTTTTCCGTTCTTGAGAGAAAATTTCTTGAGTGACAAATGTTATGTGTGTGGTTTGACTAGAGAGCAATTAGGTACCGCCACTTGTTTTGATACAAAATGCCCACTATCTCCAAAGGTGACATGATGCCATACGATGAAGAGTTTGTAGAACTTGATTTGCTTTGCGGAGAACTACGCAGACAGAATTCAGAATTATTAAAACGAAACGAAGACCTTCATCATAAAATCTCCGAATTATACAGTAAAATTCGTGAACTTGAGGCACAGATTTATGGTGGTTCCGTCAAGTGAAAACTTGCATAAATATGTGTATCACATTATTTTGATGATTTAAGGAGATAAAATGCGTTTGAATTTGCATGAAGTTTTGATGGAAGTATCTAAAGTTGAACATAAAGCGGACAAGATTAAAGTCTTGCAAAAGTATCAAAACAATGTTCCATTGAAAGAACTTTTGAAGTTAGCATACGATAAAGCGGCAGAGTTTGATTTACCTGAGGGTGACCCACCATATAAAGCAGACAAAACCGTGCCAGTTGGAATGAGTGAGACAGACCTCTATAATGAGTTGCGCCGTGTTAAGCGTTGTTTAAAGAATGACCCATTGCCTAAAATTCGCAAAGAATCAATCTTCATTGAGATTTGCGAAGGCATACATTGGACAGAGGCAGAGTTACTAATCGCAATTAAAGATGGAAAGTTGGCAGATAAATATCGTGGAATGTCACGCATTTTGGTGAAAGAAGCATTTCCTGGTTTGCTACCAGAAGAACCAAAAAAATCAGAAAAACAAAAAGAGGAGTAATCCATGGCAGTCACAAAGACAATTCTTGCTAATACACACTTTGAAACCGTTGTGCTATTACAAGGTTCAGGTACAGGAACAATCGATTTACAAACAGATTGTAAACTTGCTAATGAAACACTACAGGCAACCCAAACCGTTAACATTAATGAGATTGGACTTGCAGGCCTACAGGCATCATTAACAATCACTAGAAACTCAGAGCAGATTTTTAAATTGTGGGCAGATGGGCAGTTTACAAAGTATGATATCTATTCGAACAACCCACCATTAAAGCGCCAAAACACTTTCGATATTGATTACAATATGCCGGTCGAATCAACAGCAATCATTAAGTTATCTAAAGTAGGTGGCTACGATGGTCCTCCTGGAGTGAATCCAGACCTCTAATTGATACAATTTTTGTGATGTTCCACAAAACAATTATTACAAGGAAACATCATGGCAGAAGAAACAGAAGTAAAAAAACCCGCCGAAGACTGGATGCAAAAGAAATGGCGTCCGGCAATGGGTTGGACATATATGATTATTTGCTTTTTAGATATGGCAATATTTCCAATTCTTTGGAGCATACTACAAGCAACAATGGGGCAGTCAGTCACACAATGGAATCCTCTAACGCTACAAGGCGCAGGTTTATTCCATGTGGCAATGGGTGCCGTGTTAGGTATCGCCGCATTTGGTAGAACTCAAGAGAAAGTTGCGGCGGCATCTACAGCAACACCACCGCCAGCAGTAACAGGTGCACCGATGCCAGTCGCAACAGCATCACCATTTACAGCGCCAGCAACAGCACCCGCACCAACGGTACCTGTAGTTGCACCACCGATAGCAAAACCTTTTGCATAAGGAGATGAAATGTTAGACACACTTTTTTGGATAGCAGTAGGCGCTTTTGTTGGGTGGAATCTTCCACAACCCTTTTGGGCAAAGATGATACAAGAGAAAATACAATCAATTATTGCGAAAAAATAACATGAACGAAAAAACTCCCACCTATACTTTAAGACAAAGACTTTTAGAAATATCGTTGGGAGTTTTTTTAATTGCACTCCTACTACTAACATCAGGTTGCGGTGTCATACCTCAAAAGCACGATGGTAGTTTGGTTTCTCATTATGTAGAAGCGAGATATGAGTTTGGTAAGTTGAATTGTGATAGAAAAGAAGAGTGGAGCAATGCATATCAAGCAGTTGCGAAGTTACAAATCTATGCAGACACAAGAGCGGACAATAACGCCGCTAACATCAAAGCAATCAAAGATAATCTAGACAAAGCAAAAGCGACAAAAAGCACACTGGTCTGCCAGAATTACATTAAGTTAACTGAGCAGAGATTCGAACTATTAGAGAAGGTGTATAAAAACAGATGGTAAATGCAATCGAACAATTACAGGCAATCGCCGTTGGGCAGTCAGTAGAAGCAGAAATCGCCAGACTGATTCTAGAATTCCATCTACAATATCAGCGTGGAGAGATTACAAAGGTAGAATATGATTTTCTACTTACAGAGACAGAGGCAATTCGAAAAGAAGACATGAGAACTTCCGCCGAAAATCTAGTTACGAATGTATTTGAATTAGGTAAGTTACTAGCGTAAGAAGGTAAACATTATGTTTGATATGATTTGTGAAGATATATTTCCTACTAAAATCTATAAGTTTCAAATACATGACAATATTATTGATGTGGCGAAAAAACAATTAAATGTATATCGCATTGAAAATCCCAAGAGTTATGTTGATGAGTATTATTGTTCGCACATACAGACAAACAAATTGGATTTTACAACAGAGTTAAATTACATTCATACAAACCTATTGCAATCGATTCGTTCAAATCATACGGGGCAATTCTATATTGAAGAATCTTGGGTCAACATCATGCCACGAAATACTTACTATCATTGGCATCGCCATGGCGCACATGGGTTCGCCGCAATTCTTTATTTGGACAATATTGGCAAGACAATATTCTATGACCCGAGGGTAGGTAATCACAATGGTGATGATGAATACTATATACAAGAAGCAAAAAAAGGTTTGATGATAATCTTTCCAACATGGTTAGCGCACAGCATACCTCATCATACAAGTGATGAAGAGAGATATACAATGTCATTCAATATTAGAACAGAAAGCAAATATGGTGTCAAATATTAAAACATTTAAAGAATACACAGAGTGGGGCACGGACGAAGATGTGCGAGACAAGGTCAACAAGACGCCTGGTCAAAAACTCCCATTTGAAGAAATCACAGAGCAAATGCTTGATTCAATATCAAAAATGAATTCATCACTTACAGTTGAAGCAGAATACAAAGGCAACATCGGCGCCATGGAACTCTTCAAATTCTATCAAGTTGCAAAAGAAGCAGAAAAGAATGAACTAAAGAAACTCATACAAGCAAAGAAAACAAAAGACGCATGGCAACTAATACAAAAAATAACAGGCATGAAACTACAGGGAGCAGAGTTTGGTAACTAAACTCAAAGCAGTCGTATCATACATTTTCACAATATTTCTAGCAGTAGCAGAAGGCATAAGAGAATATAAGGAACATAAGAGAAAGTCATGGCAGAAATTCTATTAATATCAGACCTCTTAGATATGAGAGCAAAGAAAATAAAAGAATTACAGTATTATACTGAAGAATTAGAAAAACTTCATGACAAAATGAAATACCTACAAGCAGAGATATCATTGACTAATAAGATAATTGATATGATAAACAAAGAGATGGTCATAGAAGTAAAGAGACAATAGTATCCTCAAACCCTTATAAAACAACAGGCTGGGAAATTTCAGATAGTGATAAAAGGTGACAAGGGAAATAAAGTGGGGTAGTGTGGGGTATAGTGGGGCAAAACTCACAGAAACACTAAGCAAACACAATAAATAAAAAATAGAGGAAAGAATAGGAGTGACCGTGGAGTTAATCGCCAACCCAACAAATTTTAATATCGTCAAAGTAGTCGACCGAACAGGCGCTGAGTATACTGGAGAAGTGCGCCAAGTGCCTCGCAGAGAAAACGCAGAGGGCGCTAAGATTGTCGTTGTATTCTCGGATGATATGTTTGAGAGCAGACAGACTATTGAACTAGACTATGAATATGCATGGCGCTGGTCAAATGCTAATTATCATGTAGACTATGAGATACCGCTAGGTCGTGCAGAGTATGTGCAAGCGACCAAGTTTAGAAACAGCGAAGGACTACAGCGAAAAATATAAACCTTTTATTATATCATATTTTTCGGAAATTGTCAAGTTTGGGGGTGTTGCGTAAAAACAACACCCCTTTTCTTTTCCCTTGACAAGTTGCCAATACTATGTTAACCTATAGTCTGAACAGTTGAGAAGGATTCTATATGACAGAATTTGAGAAGAATTGCTACGGAATGCCAGAGTCGGCAGTCCGTGAACAGTACCTGGACAGTCTTACTACGAAGTTGTCTGGTGTTGAAATGACAATTGCCGGCGTGTTGAGCGATTGCCAAGAGTTGCTTGAGATGGGGTATGATAAAGATTATATCCGCAAGCAGTTGAACATTGCTAAGTTTATGCTTTTTGAAACTATGAAGGAACGAGTATGAGCGATATCTTTTCCCGTTTTGGTATTGAACATATCATGGGAGTTGTTCAAAGTGAAGTTGAATGGACTTTTGGAGATTGGCCTGAAGGTGAGGGAATCGGAAGTTCCGATGTTTCCGCAGTTGTCCGAAATGTTGTCCGAAACCTTGATAGTCAAATTCCCTACTTAGAGCAGATTTCAGATAGTGAAATGCAGGTCATCCGTCAAGCGGTGATGGGGGCAATGCGAGAAGTGTTGCATTAATACAACAGTCGGCAAATAAAGGCTTGACATTTTTGCCCATTGTGATATACTATAGTCTGAAGAGTTGAGAAAGAGAGCAAAAAATGTTGATGACGATTCTAGTGATTTTTACGGTGATGGTGCTTTTTGGTGCCGCAGTTTCTTCTAAAGTTACAACCTTGGGATGATGATTATGTATTACGGAATGTTCTCTGATGCTGGCAATGCCGCCGTTGCTGAAATTGTTAAGAGTGCTAAAGAAAAGAATCTTTGCTGGCTCGAGACCTACCAACAGTTGTGCAACCTGTCACGGGTGGCGTGTTTTGGTGAAGCGACCGATACAGTCGTGCGAGAGTGTGTCTATGATGCCCTCGGTTTTAAAACTGATTTCTATGTTTGAAAGAATCACTATGTGGGATTTAGAAGGTTTGAAAGTCGAAGGGAAATACATGGGCGATATCGCAGTCGCTGGTCGTGTAGAATCTAGTCGAGTAAAGTATGGCGGCGAAGTCGTGCATACAGTTGTTCTTGATGCACCTATCAATGTGTATGGTGCAGAGCGAGACCGAGTCCTGTTAGAAAACAAATATGTGGAGCGTGTGTATGCGAACTAAAGTTATTATTGATGGTTTTAAGAATTCACAAAAGTTTCGTGTGATTTTGAACGGTGTAATAATTTACACTACTGTAAAAGATATGGCATTCAATCTGTTCGGGCAAACCGACCAGAGGGTTGCAGTTTGGAATGCTATGATGAAGTTGGCGATAATGCGCCGAGTTGAAAAGATTGCTCCGGTTGGTTTGGGGTGTAGGGAAAACGGATTTGAAGTCCAAGTAGATATGGTGTAGATATGGGAAAGATTAAAAATCAAATAATTGAAATTTTAGAACTATTAGTTGCTAGTGGAAATAACTACTCTTATGTGGCAGATGTTTTCGGTATGTCAGTCGAAGAAGTAATTGAGATTGCTGAGACTTATGACGAGATGTTGTAAAAATACAACACACGGAAAATAACCCTTGACAAATACGGAATTGTTTGTTATACTGTAGTCTGATTAGTTGAGAAAGGTATTCATTATGGCGTATGTATCCCAAGACCGAAAAGCGAAGATTGTTGCGGCAGTTAAACCGATTCTTAAAAAATACGGAATCAAAGCGACATTTGCAGTCCGTAATCATTCTACGATTTCATTGAATATCAAGTCTGGTCCGATTGATTTCGTTGAGAACTACATTGGCACCGATATGAACAAAGTTGCCGCCAATAAAATGTCACCCGACATGATTGCGTATCTCCGTAAGAATCAAGCGATTGATGTGAACCCCTACTGGTTTCAAGACCACTTTTCTGGTGTCGCTAAGAAATTCCTTAGTGAAGTTATGCCAGCGATGAAGTCCGCAGATTGGTATGACCGTTCTGATGCTCAAATAGATTATTTTGATACCGCTTACTATGTCGATATCAATATTGGAAAATGGAATAAACCTTACAAGGTAGTGTAATGAATAAATTTGTGATTGAAATGAATAGACGAGCAGGGCGGCGTGCCTTGTTCCAAGAGCAGATGAAGAAACTAACCGAACTGAATACTAAAGATGGTTCAATTAGTTATGCTTATCTCGCTGGATTTCTAGAATCACAATTGATGGCGCTGGCATGTGACAGCGATGAAAATTTGGCAAGTGTTCTAGCAGACTTTAAGTTTGCCATTAAGAATGCGGAAAAGAATAAGGAGACTACTTGACATGCGATAAAACATGCGTTAATATATGGGTGTAGTCCCTTGATAATGAAGAGTAGTATTTAACACACACACAAAGGAGAAGTTGATTATGGCTAAAGTTAAAACTGGTGAGAAAAAGCAATACGAAAAGATTCTGGACTTGTTTCAGAGTATGGGTAGTGATACCTTGATGGTTGCTGAGATTAAAGAAAAGTTGGGAGACGAGATTAAGATGTATCGCCTTTCCACTTACATGTATGACATTAAGAAGTATTCAAAGCAAGCGATTGTGCCAATCCGTGAAGGTAAGAAAGTCATGGGTTACAAGTTGGTCAAGATGACCGTGCCAATGTCGCAGAAAATCACTGGTGTTGCACTAGTGCCTGCTACAGTCACGGAAGTTGCTGATGAAGTTACTAGTGAAGTTGAAACTGAATAAGGAAAATAATATGAGAAAGTTGCTAGTTGTTGCCTCAATGGCATTACTTGCTACTGGATGTGCAACCAACGGTCCTTTTGCAAAAGATGAAAAGATTGACCCTGTAGAAGTGAAGGCATATTACGGGCAGAAAGACCCATCGAAAGATGTGATGTTATCTGAGCCAAACATGCCGCTGAAACTTGACAAGGAAATTCGCCGCATGAGCCGAGAGGAAATCATTGTTGCAATACAGGAATGTAAAGAGGCAGATTTGCGACCTTTGGCTGTGCGTATTCCAGCAAAAATCAACAATTTTGAAACCAAGGTTATTGTTGATGTGATTTGCGGTCCCAAATTTAAGAACTAAAGATTACGAATGGGGGAGTGAGCGGGTCCGTCCGCCTACTCTTAAATAACAGCGAACTCCGGGAGGCGTCCAGAGTGCCCCTTAGTGTTGTTTTTATACAACACGGCAAAATTTAGAACTTGACATTTACCGAGAATCGTGTATAATGAAGTTTGTGAGATTGAGAAAAGAGACTAAAAAATGATTCGATTTATTGCCGGTTTATTGTTGTGTATGGGTGCTGTTGATGCGAGTCCCGAAACCCCCATTATCTACATTCTTGCAGTCGCAGGAATCGGTCTCTTACTGATGTTTTTTGGCACTAGAAAATATACGATGGCGCCTTGAGGCTGGTCGTTTTCTAGTGCTTTTTTATTGAGTGTATATTATGACCCTTGAAGAACTGAACAGTTTGTGTGCTGAGATTGCTATAGAAGACGCAGAGATGCGTATGGCAGACTATGCAGACATGCTAGAAGAAGATGAGTTTAAGTGCATAGAGCGTATGCTTGCGGACCCTAGATTCTATGGTCCTGATGCAGACGAGGGTGCTAATGATTGTGATGGTCTTTTCTATTGGGAGTTAAAATGAGCATTCAGGCATTTAGTCTAGCGGTATCGATAAAGGCATTAAGTGAAGAACAAATGCAGTCGTTTGTTGAAACTCTTGTGAGCAAATTCCCTAAGGTCGCAGACCGATTGGCAAACAATATTTCTTTTGCATTTCAAGAGCAAAGTCTAGATGAGCAATGGAACGAAGTGAGAAAATTAAGTGATGAATTCGAAGACATTCCATTTTAAGTTAGAATCAAAGAAACCTCGCAATTATTTTGTGAGAGAATCTTTATTTCGAAAAGCAGGTTCGCATGAAAAAAGCGAAAAGGCAAAACGCAAGGAGTTTCAGAGAGAACTGAGAAAAGAACTTGAACTGATTTGACCTGACCCAAGGGGGGGGGGGCTATATAAAAAGAAACCCGATGCCGTGTAGCGGAGTAGTATAGTAGTCGCACGGTCCTTCTCTCTCATTCAAAGTTGGCAAAAAGGTCCGCTATGAAAACTTAAAGTTTTTTGCTAACACGGATTATCAAATTTTTTTTTGGAATATTTTTTGAGTTATAAAGTTGAACACATTTGGAGTAATTATGATGGATTATCTGATTCGTGCTGAGAAGTATGCTGAGGCTCGTGGTGATGAAAACCGGTTCAAGAACTGGTATACTCGCTATCGTGAATATTACAATGTCGAGTATAGTGTGTGGTGTGCATTAACTTGGCTGTATGATGAAGATACTGCTAAACTTTTGAAATATCAATATTGGGGACCTGCATTATGAACGAGCGAATTAAAGAACTAATGCTAAAATCTAATCCTGATGGAGATTTTTCTGATTGCGAATGGGTATTTGAAAAATTCGCCGAGTTGATTGTTCAGGAATGTGGCCGTGTGGCAGACCAATGGGTTAATGACGAAGATAATGGCACTAATTTGGTAAGTGAGAAATTGAAACAACATTTCGGAGTTGGAGAAATCGAAAACCTTAAAGCAGGTGCAGAGATTCACGCTGGTGATAAAGGATACAGTATCGGCACTCAAGAAGGTTATGATGAATTCATGAAGAAAAGAAACAAAAGGTGAAAAAATGACTAGTCTTGCTGTAGCGATTTTTATTCTCATTATGGAGTTTGTAGTATGAGTGGTGGACACTTTCAATATAAACAATGGGAAATTAATTACATTGCCGATGAGATTGAGCAATTGATTTTGAACAATGAAGTTCTCTTGCAAGAATTCTTTCAACTTGAAGAGCCTCGCTTTACACCTGAAACGATTGAAGAATTTAAAAAGGGTTTGAGTATATTGAGACAAGCATATGTCTATGCTCAACGCATTGATTGGTTAGTCTGTGGTGATGATGGAGAAGATTCATTCCATAGACGATTGCAACATGATTTGAAAAAACTATAAGGAGTTACATTATGTGGATTGTAGGAATTATCTTAGCGGCCGATTGGATTAATGAGTGGATTTCAAAAGGTTGAAAGTTAAACATATGCATTGGATACTAATTATTGTTCTAGCATTTATGAACTTACCTCTGGCGCTCTTTGCTACGGCTTTGTTTATTTACTTTGAGAGAAACTCTTAATGTCTGGTTGGCGCAAACGGCAAATCTTGGAGTTGATGGAACGGCGGTTTAGCCGGCGGAGCAACCTTTGTGAAATTATTGAGAAAGGAAAGAAAATGATTACTACGAATAAAGCAAAATGTAGACTATGCGAAGATGTGATTGAATCGAAGTATAGGCATGATTTCGTTACTTGTAAATGTGGTGAGATTTTTGTCGATGGCGGACCGGTGTATCTAAGACGAGGTGCCGGCAACTTTGATAACTTTATTGACCTAAGTGAAACAACATCGGAAGAAGAATGACTGCTCGGCAAACAAAAGCAACCGTTGTGATTGAACCTAATGACGATTGGACTTATAAGTGGAACGATAAAGTCGTTACCGAAGAAGAATATAAAAAACTGTGTGCTGGTCATGATGCTTTTGTAAAAGAGTTGGAAAAGAAAGAATTGGAAGAAATTGAACCAGTTAAAAGAAAAAGGGCTAAGAAATGAAAGTCGTAATCAATACTTGTTTTGGTGGGTTTGGATTATCCGACCTTGCATTTGAAAAACTTTTGCAACGCAAAGGTATTGAGTTTGAAAAAAAAGAAGAGGCATGCATGTCACACTACTATCGTAAGGGGCATATGAATGACAATGACTACTATTTGTCCGAATATGATTTTTATGATAATCGAAGTGAGGCAGATTTAATTGCGGTTGTCGAAGAACTTGGACAATTAGCAAACAACAACTATTCAAGTTTAAAAGTTATTGATATTCCTGATAACATTGAATGGCAAGTTGAAGAGTATGATGGTCGTGAACACATTGCAGAGAAACATAGAACCTGGTATTAATGTATGAAAGATTTTATACTTAGATTTGTTGTTCTTTTTTGGGTAGGTGTTTTCGCATTATTTTTTCTCTTTCATATTTTTACGAGCAATAGAACTGTTCGATACGATTGCCGTGATGCAAGTTGGCACCCTGACTATCCTATCAAAGTAAAAGAAGAGTGTGTAAAAAAAAGGAGTGAATTAAAATGAAAATGGTTTTTTGTGATTTAAATAATGTCTTCCATTACATATAGAAAATATTATTGGCAACACTTTAAAAGACATATTAAGATTGCCATTTGGAATCTAAAAGGCGTTTGGTATAATCGGCACCACAGTCAATGGAAGAAAAGAGAGTGGGACTTAAATTCTGATTGACTTTTGGTGAGTTTGTTGATACACTATGATTATTGATTGGAGAACTTATATTATGGCAAATATTCATTTTTTACGCAAGATAACAAAAGACGAGTTGTTTGATACTATGTTTTTTGCTACAGGTGAACGAGTTACTGTAGTTAAAACAAAAGATAATTACACATTAACTGTTCCTGGTATTCAATGCGTCATTGTGCATAATCGAAACATTAAAATAAATAATGTTAAGACTAACAGTATTACTCAAGCAAAATTAGAATTGCAAAGGTATGCACAATGATTTCAATCGGCGGCCTCACTAAACAACAAGTTAAACTTCTAGATATTATTTGGAACTTTCCTGATGTTGACCAATTTGAAGAATGGCGCTCAACACTATCTCTTGAAAATGCACAATTGGTTGATACACTAATGGAACTTGTGAGACAAGAGATTTTAGAAGATATGATTGATGAAAAGTTTACTGACGCAAAAGAAGTATTGAAAAACCTTAAAGGGGATATAAAATGATTTCACATCTTGTAGCATTTATTTTAGGCATTGTAGTTGCAACAGTTGGTGTAAGTAGTCTCGCAAGTTTTGTTGACCGTCAAGTTGAAAACGCAAAGGTCTATATTAAAGAAAATGTTAAATGAAAAAAAATGATGCCGAAGAAAACCGAATGGCTAGTTTGAGTGGTGCATATAAGCATTACTGCCCTGAATGGGACTTTCTAGCAATCGATGAAACATGCCCTGAGTTTGCCGCATGCTTGTGCTACGGTTCACCATATAAACAAGTTATTACAAAAGAAAACTGTGATTTGTTTTTAAAAGCTTTGTTGGGTAAAGATGAGTTGATTGAGAAATGGTGGACAGGAAAAAACTTAGGTTTCGATAGTCAAACACCAAGAGAAGTTTTTGATAGTGGAGAAGAAGGTAAAGAACGAGTGTATGAATACATACTCCATTACGCTATGAAATAGGATAAATAAAAATAAAAAAGGTTAACATGAAAACTTATTCTAATCTATTTCTAAAAGAAGACGCAACAGAGGGTGCAGTATTCGAAGAGGTAATCATTGCTACATGGAATGGTGAAACTCCTCCTGACACAAAAGAAATTTCTCCTGATGCTGGAAAGAAAGTTGTTACCTATCTAAAGGCGCAAGGTCTAAAAGGTAAGGCATCTAAACTTCCCACAAAAGGTGTTGATGTTACAAAAGACTGGTCTCAATTTTGGAGACCTGATAGTGTTCCTGGTTCTACAAAAACTCCAAAGACAGATATTCTAATTGGTGATACTCGCATCTCTTTAAAGATGGGTGCCGCACAATTAATGTCTGGTGGCATCAATGAATCAAAAGCAACATACTATGCGGCCATGAAATCTTTAAAATCCCTTGAAGATGATATCATTAAATCTACGCATGACAAATTAGACAATCTAACAAGAAGTTCCGTTGCGGCAGGGCAAGTAGACAAAGAGTTGAAAGCGGGCAAGGATGAATTTCTAAAGAAAGCAAACGATACCAACAATGAAGTAAAGAAGTTGATGAAAGATATCTTTGCTAACAATGCAGATTTTCGTAGAGCATTTGTAAAAGAGGCAATGACAGGTGAAGTTAAGTTTGGTAAAACAACAAAAGCGTATGCCGAGTATGTTTTATCAGCAGACAAGAAAGGTGATTCTGTTAATCTTCATAAAGCAACAGACAAATCTTTTCTAGATAAAGTTGCAAGTAAAACTGATGTTACTGTAAGATTCAAATCTACTTCCGTAAAATCAAAGGGAGAGAAAACTGGCCAGTATCGTTACTGGACTGTAATTGCCTTGGGTGTAAAAAAACTTGAGGAAGAGATTGAAGAGCATCGTGGTTTAATGTTGACTGAAGGATTACTAACAGGTATAATTAATCGTATCAAGACATTCTTTACCGAACTATTTCGTAAGGTGTATGAATACTTAAAAGGTGGCATTCGTAATGTGATGGACTTCTTTGAGATTGAACCTGAAGTTACATACGGAGATGTAGATTTTTCTAAACTTTAAAATGGGAGAGTGAGATGGTTCTAAAAGATTGGTTGGATGTTGTAGAAGGTAGAATTACAGAGGGTGATAATTATTGCTGGAGTTGTTATGGTGACCGAGATGAGATGTATTCTCTCACATATTGGAATCAAAAACACGGCGGGCAAGAAATTTCATCTCATGTAGTTTATAATCGATTGACACAACAAGTATTTGAAGCAGATGTAATTCATGGAGAGATTAGAGCCTATCGTTGGATTCATCCTGACTATCGCCAAGCGGCAAAAAAATATGCGATTGATAATGGCGTAGAATCTTCATATGATTATGCTTATGATGATTTCAAGTATATTGATTTAGAGACCGAAGAAGATTTCATTCAAAAAGCAACATCGATTGTTGATGAGAGTGATTATGATACTCGCATTGAGATGCCATTAACTCTTGATAAAGAAGAATTGTACCGTTTGATGGAACTCGCTCATAAGGCAGACATGACACTTAACCAGTATGTCGAGCATGTGTTGCAGATTGCAATAGATAAATTTAACGAAGACAAACAATTATGCTTTACTTTCTAATTGGAATTGTTACATTCATTGTTATTAGTTTGTGTGTCACTATTTGCATTCGTAGGTGGGGTGTATATGGAACTCATGATTGGTAAATATAAATAATAAAAAAACTTTAGGAGATACCATGGCCTTACCTTATGAAGAAGATACTGGAGCGTTTGTAGTTTCACTATTACACAGTAGAACATTGTCACATTTAATGCATCTTCAAACAGATTCATTCTCAAAGCATATGGCGCTAGGAGAATACTATAATGGTATTGGTGAGTTGATTGATACTTATGTTGAATCGTATCAAGGCATCTATGGAATCATTCGTGCGTATCCTGAAATCTATATGGGTGCTACAGAACCAATCTCATATTTTGAGGGCCTACAGAAATTCGTTAATGAGGCAGAAGTTATGCTTGCGCCAAATTCAGAATTAAAAAATACACTTGATGGAATCAAAGACTTAATCAATTCTACTCTATATAAACTGAAAAACCTCAAGTAAAATCAAGCATTTGGGGTGTTGTTTTTACGCAACACCGTCTAAAAATAGCACTTGACAATCGGCAAACCTTGTGCTATACTGTAGTTTGAATAGTTGATAAAGGTCTTTGATATGAAATTACTTTCTACAGGAAATCCAAAAATTCTAAAGGGTCTAGAAAAAGGATATAATACTTATATCTTACATCTTGCACCCGCCAATCTTTCTGGTTACGAAACTTGCCCCAAAAGAACTACTGGTTGCACCGCCGCTTGTTTGAATACTGCCGGTCGTGGTGGTATGTTCAAAAAAGGTGAGAATACCAATGTCATTCAAAAAGCACGGATTCGCAAAACAAAAATGTTTTTTGAAGACCGCATTGAATTTATGCGTTTACTTGTTGCCGATATTGAATTGGCGATTAAACAGTCCGCCAAGAAAAATCTGATTCCCGTTTTTCGCTTGAACGGTACCAGCGACCTCTCTTTCGAAAAATACGAAGTGAATCGTAACGGTCAAACCTATTCAAATATTTTTGCCGCTTTCCCTGATATCCAATTCTATGACTACACCAAGATTCTTGGTCGTAAAGTTAAAGATATTCCTAACTACCACTTGACATTCTCTGCCGCAGATGGCAACGATTCCGATGTTTTTAAAGCAATGGTTTTGTTTGGTATGAATGTTGCGGTTGTGT